CGCCGCGCTCGTCGCCGAACTCGACAAGTGTGAGTGGGCCCAAGCCCACAGCGCGGTCATCCCAGCCACCGACCCCCTCACACGCCTAGAAAGAGATTTCTGATGGCCATCCCCCCGCACACCACCATGCCTGAACCATTCCGCCTTCGCCTGGCTCGTTGGATCGCCGGCCGCCACCTGCATGCCAGCGTCACCGCGCGCGTCGACGACTCCCCCGGTTGGCATAGTTTCGGCAGCGAACTAGACCGCGACTGGTCCGAACTCTACCAGCTCCAAACCGATGCCCTGACCGCCTGGCGCACGAATCCCCTGGCACGCCGCATCATCAATCTGACCACCGACTTCGTCGTCGGCGATGGCATCACCCTGGACAGCGACTACCCACCGCTTAGCACGTTCATCGCCAACTTCTGGCACCATCCCGCCAACAATCTGGCGCTCAAACTGTCAGAATGGTGCAACGAACTGACCCGCACCGGCGAACTATTCCCCGTGCTACACTTCAACGCCGCAGGTGACGCCTTCGTCCGCTGCCTACCAGCCTCCACCGTAGATCAGATCCACTGGCAGAAAGGCGACTACGAAACCGAAACCGAGTATCACGAATTGACCCCCGGTGATCTCAACGGGACCTGGTGGAAATCGCCGCACCACCCGGCCGCCGCCACGTCACCCACCCTAGTCCTCCACTACGCCGTCAACCGGCCAGTGGGCTGCACACGCGGCGAAAGCGACCTGGCGCCCATCCTCGTGTGGCTCAAGCGTTACTCGGGTTGGTTGGAAGACCGGGCTCGCCTCAACTGGGCCGCCCGTGTCTTCCTCTGGTTCGTGACCGTGCCCTCCCACATGGTGGACTCCAAAACGCAACAATACCGCTCCACCCCGGAACCAGGCAGCGTGATCGTCAAGGACGCTGGAGAAACCTGGGAGATGCAGACCCCGAACATCCAGGCCCGCGACGTCAGCGTAGACGGCCGAGCGATGCGCTATATGATCGGCGCCGGCGCGGGTGTACCGTTACACATGCTAGGCGAAGGCGAAAACACGAATCTGGCCACCGCCCAGGCGATGGAAGACCCCACCATGCGCGGCTATCGACGCCGACAACTTTACTTCTGCGCCATGCTGAAGGACCTGGTGGTAACCGCCTACAACCGTTGGCTGATCTACGGCGACCGTTCACGCCGACCAGCCACGCCCGCCATGATCACCGCCACCCGACCCGAGATCTCCCGCACCGACAACAACGCGCTGGCCACCGCCGGCCGGGAGATCGTCACCATGCTGGTCGCCTTGCGCAATGAACTACGCGCCGCCGGCCTAGAACCGACAGCAGAGCTCAATCGAACAACTCTGGAGCTTGCTTTCCGATTCGCTGGCGAAGTGTTGACAGAAGACGAGATCTCCGCCCTCCTCGGAGTGACCCCATGACCAATGTTCTCATCTGGCACAGTATGGACGACTATCGGGTATGCCCAGAGTGCAAAGCTCGCAACGGGGCAGTTTTCCCGGCCAACACACCTGCCGAACAGCTACCACCCCTGCACCCCGGGTGCCGTTGCTTCGTCGAACACAGCGACGCGCCGCCCGCCGAGCCCTTGCCACCACCTGAACCCACACCGCCGCCCATCATGCCGCCGCCCATCATGCCGCCGCCCATCATACCGCCACTATTCCCGCCAACGCCGACGCCAACACCAACGCCAACGCCAACGCCTACACCAACGCCCGTGCGCGGCACCGCCCACCGCGTCACCCTGGCCCTACCAGCTCCCCAGACCACCCAAACTACGCCCCGCCGTTACGCCGCGACACTCATCGCGGCCGGCGAGCTACGCGGTTGGAGCCTGACCCTGCCCGCGTCCGTTCTCGAAAGAGACTGGCGCAAATTCGAGAACGTGGTCGCCTTCGCCGATCACCCGCATCTACTCCAGACACCTTCCATCACCCGGCTACTGGGCGTCTATGAAAATGTCCGCCTGCACGAAGACGCCATCATTGCCGAGCTAGTGCTCAAACCCACCCCCCTGGCCATGGACCTCCAGCCCCTGCTCGATGACCTGGCCAACCGCACACCACCCGTACCCGATATCGGCCTTTCGGCCAATCTCTGGCTGATCATCAGCCCAGATCCGGATGCCAAAGGCCTCTACCCGATTGAAGCAATCCATAACGTCGAGTCGGTCGACGTTATCTTCCAGCCGGCCTCACGACCAGCACGCCTCATGCAGGTGCTGGCCAGCGCGGCCAACCCCATCCCAGCAAAAGAAAAGGAGTTTCTCATGCCCGACCCATCCACCAACCCGCCGGCCGTGAGCGTGCCGACCGCCCCCGACCCCGACATTTACCTGCGCGTCCTCGCACAGGCCACCCTCGACGCCACACTGCACGCGGCTAATCTGCCCGCGCCCGCCGATGCCGCCGTGCGTGCCCAGTTCGCTAACCGGACACCGCTACCAGGCGACATCACCGACGCCATCACGCAACAGCGGCAGCTCATCGCCGCGCTCCAACCCGCCGTCACGGGACACGACCACCCCCTCGATGGACGCATCTCCGGCATGACGACCCCACTCGACCAGGCACACCAGATCGCGCACTACCTGTTCGGCGTACAAGCCGCGCCACTACCCGAACCCGCTATGCGCAGCCCACGCGCGTTCTATCGCGCGTTCACCGGAGACCTGGAATTCCACGGCCGCGTCAACCCGCAACACGTCCAGTTCGCCAATGCGACCACCACCACCCTCGCCGACCTGGCTGTAAACGCAGTCAACAAGGTCTTCATGGAGACCTGGGAAGCCCTCCCGGCCTACCGTTGGTTTGAACCCCTGACTACGGTCATGCCCAATGACGGTTCAGTCAACGCGATGGCCTGGATCACTTTCGGCGGCATCGGCAACCTGCCCGTAGTGGCTGAAGGAGCAGCGTATACCGAAGTCACCGTGGCCGACGCGCGCGAAAACGACAACTTCACGAAGTACGGCGCCTACCTGGGAATCACTGAGGAACTGTGGCGCAACGATGACCTTCAGCGTCTGCAAATGATCCCCCGCCAACTCGCCGTCTCCGCACTGCGCACTCGCAGCGCCAAGCTGGCCGCCATCTTCACTACCGCGTCTGGCACCGGCCCAACCCTCGATGACGACGGAGTCGTGCTGTTCCACACCGCCACGCACGGCAACCTCGCCACCACCGCGTACAGCACCTCAGCCTGGAAGGCCGCCCGCCTGGAATGCTTCAAGCAGACCGAGCTGGGCAGCTCGAAACGCATGGGCATCTGGCCGCGTTTCTGCCTAGTGCCCGGCGACATCTACGACGATGCCCTAGTCTCCTTCGGCTACGGCGCCGGCCCCGGCGGGTACCCCGGCACCGCCAACAACGACACCAACCCCTACGCGCAGGATCGCCCTGGCGATCCTCGCCCACGCGTCATCGCCGTGCCCGACTGGACCGACACCAACGACTGGGCCTACCTGGTGGACCCCGCCGAATATCCCGTCCTGGTCATGTCCTACGCCCAAGCGCCCGGCGGCCGCACGCACCCCATGCCCGAGATCTTTTCCGTGACCAGCCCGCTGGCCGGACTCGTGTTCACCAACGACACCTTGCCCGTCAAGGTCAGGGATTGGTACGCTTACGGTGTCACCGGCTACCGTGGCATCGGCAAGCGCAACGTCAGCTAAGAAGAGGACACCATGATCGGCACCCGCATTCCTATCACCATCCACCTGCACGGCACCCTGGCCGCCAACGCCGTGGGCACGTTCCGGCTCTCCTGCCCCGCGACCCTGCTCCACGTCTCAGCCGTGGCATCCAACAACTCGGACGCCACGCTCAAAATCGGCACATCAGCCGACGACGACGGCATTCTAGTCGCTACTACTATCGGCGACAGCGCCACGCCCACCGTCTTCGACCGCGGCGACTTCGACGGCGCGCTGATCTCGCCCGCGGGTGAGTGCTACCACGGCGCCGAGACCACCGTCTATAGCTGGACGCTCGACTACGACGGCGCCAGCGGCACAGCCGCGCAGAACGTGGAGATCATCTTCACGTTCACAGAAGGCTAACGAAAAGGGCGCGGGTCAACCCGCGCCCTGCGAAACGAGGCTACCATGCGCAAACCCACCATCAGCAAAATCCTATCCATCCTCCTGACGGCCGTCATCGCGCTGGCCGTCGTGGATTGGTGCGTGATCGGTACACCATAAAGGGGGAACCATGGCCTACGCCACCGGCGCCAGTCGCGCCGCCACCGGCAGCATCACCGCCAACGTCGCCAGCACGTTGACGCTGGCGGATGCCAGCCACCAAGTGCTGGTTACCAACAGCGCGACCGTCGTAGCGTACCTACGCCTGAACTCCGCCACCGTGTCAGACAGCGTGTACGATTTCTTCCTGCTGCCAGGCGATGATGAATGGATCGAAGACGTAGAGGTAAAAACCC